CGCCTTTGAGCGAGGATCAGAAACGCAAGATACTGGCGGCATACCCGGCATATCAGCGCGAAATGCGAAGTAAAGGTGTGCCGCTGATGGGAGCTGGTTTGATATTTGAGCATGACGAAAAAGAGATTACGTGCAAGCGATTTGATATCCCGGATCATTTTTTTATCATCAACGGAATGGATTTTGGCTGGGATCATCCACAGTCGCATGTGCAGTTAGCGATTGATCCGGATTCAGAGATTATCTATGTCACGCAGGCATGGAAGAAGTCGAAGAAGCAGCCGTGGGAAGCGTGGCAATCTGTTAAAGGATGGGCTGAAGGCGTTCCTACGGCGTGGCCGAATGATGGAAACCAGCATAAGCAGCAGATGGGTAAGCAGGATGCAGTGCAGCAGGCTACTTTGTATGTTGAAGCTGGCTGGGAGATGCTGGATGAGCGCGCTACGTGGCCTGATGGCGGTGATGGCGTAGAAACCGGGCTGATGCAGATGAACAATCTAATGGCTACTGGGAAATTCAAAGTCTTTAGCGATCTGGAAGAAGTGATAGAGGAAATCAGGGAGTATCATCGTAAGGCAATGCCTAACGGGCTGAGCAGAATTGTGAAAGTGAAAGACGATTTGATAGATGCCGTACGCTATGCCTACATGATGGCGCGTCACGCAATCCAAAAGAGCGATTTAACACCGGCTGAATACGATGGTTACGAAGAGCCGCGCCGGGTAACTGGGGCAATGGGGTACTAATTGAGCATTAAATCATTACTGGCTGCTATCGGTAAGCCGAATCTTGCGGATGATATGGAAGAGGATGAGCTTACCTCTATTGGCGCTCGCGTGAAGCGCCAGTATGAGGAAGATTTGGCCTCTATGGGCGACTGGAAGGACGCTGTAGAGCGTGGCATTGAGCTGATGAAGCAGGAGTATGCTGGCAAGTCGTATCCGTGGGATGGTGCCAGCAACTACAAAGACCCGATATTAACAGAGGCTGCAACGACATTTGGCGATAAGGCAAGCCTGGAGCTGCTGAAGGCCAAGGATTTGATGGCGGTTGCTGTCATTGGTAGAGATGCAGACGGGGTTAAGAAGGCCGCTGGAGATCGAATCAGCGAGGCCATGAACTATCAGATTAACTACGACATGGACGGATGGCGTGATGATCAGGAAAGGCTGTTCTATTGCCTGCCTGTTGTTGGCTCAGTATTCAAAAAAGTGGTTCATGATCCCGTAGAGAAGAAAAACGAATCGGTGGTAATTAATTTCCCCAATTTTGTAGTGAATCAAGCTACAAAATCCATGATGAAATGCCGGTCCTTCACCCACATTCTGGATGATATCAGCGACAACGATATAGAAGAGCGCGTTAAGTGCGGCAAGTGGATTGATCCACGCCCTGAGAAGACTCAAGACGGTCCAGATATGCGAGGCGATGAAGGAAGCAACGAGAAAGAAGGGGTTATTAACTCCATTGATAACCCCAATGCATTTGGCGAGCAGCACACGTTCCTGGATATTGATGGCGACGGATACGAAGAACCTTACATTGTCACGTTTCAGATTAATTCCGGGAAGGTAGTCCGTATCCTACCTCGGTATGATGAACGATCTATTATCGTAGCTTATGGTGAAAAGGACGATCAGCAATATCTGCCAGTTAATGAAGTGCTGAAGATTGAGCAGGAAGCTCAGATGCAGGAGTTTGGCGGAGAAGAGGCTGCTGAGCTGATTGGCATTCAGGTGCCTGAAGTTGATCCGGACAAGTACAAGCTGGTCAAGGTTGAGGCATCACAGTCTATTGTTAAATACGGATTTATAACGCCGCCTGATAATACCTTTCTGGACCTTGGCTACTCGCATTTGCTTGGCGCGCTAACCCAGAACATCAATACCACCACGAACCAGATTAATGACCGCACGACGCTGAACATATTGGGCGGAGGCTGGCTTGCGAAGGAGTTCAAGGTAAAACAGGGATTCATGCGCTTTCGCATGGGCGAGTACAAGCAAACAGAGGTTCCCGCTGAAAAGCTGGCAAAAGGTATATTCCCTCAACCTTTGCAGGAACCATCCCAGACTGCCTACCAGATGCGCACAGACATGCAAGAACGGGCTATGGGGTTCTTGGCTACGGTTGATATATCAGGGAAGCTGCAAGCCAATACAGCGCCAACTACGGCGCTTGCTATCATTCAGGAGGCTATTATCCCAACCACAGCTTTATTCAAGCGGATATTGTCTGCCGAATCGAAAGAGTTTCAGATTCTTTTCAGAATCAATAGCAGGACTTTCCCGAAAGCCAAATACCAGAAAATACTGGATGATTCTGAAGTTGACCCTATGGCGGATTTCAACATTGATAATCTTGACATTATCCCGACTGCCAACGCTGAAATGTCTTCTAAAATGCACAGGCTTCAGACTGCTGAGCTGGAAATGGGGCAACTTCCTAATGTGCTTCAGACCGGCGGAAATGCGGCATACATCATGAAAAACTTCTTTGATGCCATTGGGTCCGATACTGACCGCATTTATCCAGAAGAAGGGTCAATGTCGCCAGAAGAGAAGAAAATACAGCAGCAGATGCTTCAGCAGCAAGAGCAGGCTAACAAGATTGCGCAGATGCAGCTTGATATCCTGGCGCGTGAGCAGGACCGTTTGGATGCGGAAACAAGAGAGAAAATCCAGAAGATCAAGGCCGAAGTTAAACAGCTCGGCGCTGATCTGATTAAGACTTTTGCAGAAGCTGCAAAAATAGGCGAAGAAGCCGAAACAGAAAGCACGAAAAACAAGATTAGTATTTACACCGCGCAATTAGCGGGATTAGAAACGGCCATATCGGCCTTAGGAGCGCAAGATGATAGAGCACTTAAAATGGCTGACATGGCCAGCAGAAACTATAACCGTGGAGTTGTTCAACGCGTGGCGTAACCACCCATGCACCAGAGCATTGAAGAAAGACCTTATGGGGGCTTGGGCTGAGCAAGCAGACGAGGCACTCCCTTTGGACCAGGCCACAGCGGTTTCCATCACGCAGCGCAAAGAAGGCGCGCTCGCAATGGTGGAGGCGTTCTTTAACTGGGAGCCAGAGTCGGTTCGGGAGGCTAGATTGTCTGGCAAGGAGGTGGAGCTTGACGACTGAAATTAAGCACTCTGTATATGGATGCACAATGGCAATTACAGGCGAAGCCTATCTGCAGTGGTTGTCAGGTGTTTTCAGAGATGCACCAAGGCATTTCTTTCCGGAAGGTAACCCACAAGGGGAAACATACATTTCTTTTGATGATGAAATAGCCGTTCGTATTGCAGACGACCTGCAGAAGCTGTCTGACGGTCAAGGAGTTTTAACCTATGAAAATTAAACCTTGCGGGTATTTTGTTCTGGTTGATGTAACTCCTGCTGAAAGCGTGACTGCTGGCGGCATCGTACTCCCAAAGGATTTAGTGGAGAAGGAACAACTGGTTGAAGAGACCGGGACCATTGTTGCTTTTGGCCCGACGGCGTTTGTGGGCATGCGCGGGTGTGAATCTGAGGTGTTTCCTGCTTATGTAATGTGGGGGCTACAGGTTGGCGACTTAGTAGAGTTCAAGAAGTACGAAGGCAAGCGGTCATTCGTGGAAGGGATGGAGAACTATAGATATATCCCGGACACCCATATCATAGGAGTTATTAGCGATGAGTGAAGAAGACGAACTGCTGATAGAGCAGGAAGAAGAAGTTACTGAAGTTGAGGAAAAGGCTGACCGGACTGAAAATCCGGCTTACTCTCTGGAAGACAGGGAAAAGGCGCAGGAAGACAAAGCTGGTGCGCATGGATGGGTTCCGCTGGATCAATATGTGGCAAAAGGGGGCGATCCTCTAAACTGGCGAACAGCAGGCGAGTACAATCTTTTTGCTGAGCTGAATTCATCCATGAAACGCCGGGAAAGGGACTTTGAAGCGCGGATAGAAGGCATTCGCAAGCTGACCAATGCACAACTGGCGGTGCAGCGTGAAGAGCTTCTGGCGCAGCGGGATAAAGCCATTGAAGAGGGAAATGTTCAATCTGTCCATGTGCTGGACAAAAAGATAAATAACTTGAACCAGCCTGTGCCTGTTCGCTCAGATGCAACGCTGGACGAATGGAATGCCAACAACCCATGGGTAAACGAAAAGACGCCCAAGGCTATTTATGCGCGTACTGTGTGGGGAGAGTTGTTACAGGCTCAAGTGCCGATACCAGAGGCGTTAAACCGACTGGAATCGGAGGTTAAGAAGCACTTTCCGAACAAGGCAGCACCGGCTCCAACTCATGTTCCTGAACAGGAAAGGGGCAAAGGTTCGGCCGGATTTAAGGCCAAGACGCATGCTCTTACAATGAGTGATGTAACATCTGAGGAGATGAAGATTTACAACGCGCTGCCCGGAGCATGGGCATCAGAGAAAGAATTTCTTAAGGCGGTTGAAGATGACCGCAAAGCCACACGAGGTGGAAAATGACAGAAGTATCAACTGAAGCAAAAAAACGTGGCAGACCGGCGCGGGATCGTAGCGCAGCAGGGATATCTGTTGATGAAGCCATGCATGATGGCATTGTTATGGGCGATACCAGAGACCCGAACACTGAAGTTATGCAGGAAAGAATCCGGGTTTCCATGAATTCTGGTAAGCGCCAGACTGAAAACGGGTATGTGCTGGATTGGGATAATTACCATTATTGCCGCTTTCATGAATCGCCTACCCGTCCGGGAAGGATTGCGGTTGCCCAAGAAGCGTTTTACGAGCATTGCACTGATCCTGCTGGGAATATCATTAAAAACCCCTCCGGGGCCGGATTTGATTATTTGATGCGACTCCCCAAAAAATACTGGGCTGAGGACATGAAAGCTGCCAAAGATAAACGTATGGCTTTGCGCAGCAGGGTGGCACAGTTGAAGCCGGGTGAATATACGGTAGATGAGAAAGGCCGTCCCAGAGAAGATGGAGAGGTCCACGTAAGCCGGAAGTCTTCGGTTAATCCCTACTCTTAATGGTCAATAGTGTTGACATTAAACAGAAATTTGGATAGTTTGCTTTTTAGATAGTCAAATAGGGTAATAGACCCTCAACCCAGAGACGGCCAGCGCGCCTTGTCTCTGCTGACAGAATCCGGCTTGTGCCGGAAGTTTTGCAAGCGGAAGAACCCCGTTATTTTGCAAATGAAAACTGAATGCCTTCGGGCTTTTTGTTCCATTTACTTTATAACGAGGTTTTTATGTCTGGTTTTGAATTTGTCAAAAGCCAGGGCCAGGGGGAAACCAGCGGGAAACTCACACAGTTTTACGTTGATGCGGCTCATACCACCCTGCTCGGCCCCGGCGATGTTGTCCGAATCACTGGCACAAGTACGACGGCAGGTAAATCTGCGGTTGATACTGGGGTAGACAATACGGGGAATACTGGTGTAATTGCCAGCATTCTCCCATTGTTCACTACTGAAGCCCTTTCTACCACATGGGTGCCTGCTCTTACTGCGGCTACTGTGCTGGTAAATACTGATACTTTTGCGCTGTATGAGGCCGGCGTAGCAAACGGCCCTCTTGCTGCTGCAGATGTTGGGCTGAATGTCCCTCTTGTTACGACTGAAGGAACCGTTTCCGGTTCGCTGTTCACCTCGAACATGCAAGTTAACGCCACCGGCAAAGCTACCACCAATACTCTTCCTTTTCAGGTTGTCGAGCTTCTTGAAGATGCCGACGGCATCCTTGGGAACCGTGCTTTGGTGCGCATGAATGCCACGACTGCCACTTACGGCGCAACGGGGATTTAAGCCATGACTACAAGCCAAAATACTGTAATTACTACTGGTTCAATCCCCCGACTTCTCCAAGAAGGCATTAAAAAAGTCTTTGGGGATAATCTCAAGCAGTGGGATCCCAAGTACAGCAAAATCTACGAGGTGATGAGTTCCAGAAAAGCTTATGAGCTGTTTGTTCAGCTTGAGGGCTTTGGTCTGGCTGCTGAGAAGGATCAAGGGGATGACATTACCTTTGACTCCAGAATGCAGGGGTTCTCACCCAAGTTCATTCATACCACATGGGCCAAGGGGTATATTGTCACAGAGGAAGCACTGGACGATGAGCTTTATGGTCAGTTGGATAAGGGTGCCCGTGCTCTTTCCCGCGCCATGAATGTTACCCGCGAGGTTGAAGCTCATGCCCCGCTGAATGATGGCTGGGATACTGCTGTAACGATGGCCGGAGGTGATGGTAAACCGCTGTTCTCCACCACGCATTCCAACGGGCCTTCAGGTGGCACCTACTCGAACCGACTGGGTGTAGAGGCTGATCTGTCCGAAGCTTCTATGGAAGACGCACTGGCGATTGTATCGACCATGGAAGACGCACGTGGACTGCCTGCAATGCTGACAGCCAAACGTCTGGTAATTGCTGCCGGGGTTAATGAGTTCAATGCCCAGCGCATTATGGGGTCCGTTCTCCAGAATGACACAGCTAACAACGCTACAAACGCCATGCGTGATATGAACCGGATCAAGCAGGGATGGATGTCTACGCCCTATTTGACACAGGCACAGGCATGGTTCATTACCACTGATTCAGCAGAAGGTCTTATCTACTTCCAGCGCAAAGATGTGACCTTTGGTCAGGACAATGCCTTTACTTCCGGCAACGCTCGCTTCAAGGCTTCTATGCGCCAGTCTCAGGGCTGGGTAGATGCTCGCGGTGCTATTGGCGGTTCTTCCGGCGTGTAACCAAGTGGCCCGGCTAACCCCGGGCCTTTTTAATTTGTGGTGGAGCGTCATGCTCTGGCTGATCCGGCTGCCACATTATTTGAGGATTGAAAATGTCATTAACTAATTTTCCAAACGGTATTTCTTCTTTTGGTGTCCCTGTTATTGGGGGCGGCTATATTCCTGCCACGCAAGGCAATTACCTGTTCGTTGATTACACCGAGGGCAACGACGGCGTAACAGTTAAATCAAATTCAGCAGACCGGCCTTTTAAGACGGTTGACCGCGCCAATGATCTGGCTACTACCAATAAGGACGATGTGATTGTGCTTATGGGTTCGGCTACGCATGTTCTGACAGAAATGCTCACTGTGAGCAAAAACCGGGTTCACTTTGTCGGTATGGACGGCACTTCTGGCCGCATGTATGGGCAGAATGCCAAGGTATCTTTAGGTATTACTACTGCGGCCACCGATATAGCCACTGTGCTTAATACTGGTGTTCGCAACTCATTTGCTAACATCAAGTTCATCAATGACAACACTGTGACAGAGGGCATTTACTGCTTTGTGGAAGGTGGCGAATACACGCTGATGCGAGATTGCGAAATCTACAAGTCCACCGATCTGGATGCGAACTTGGCTGCTGAGCTGGTTATGAACGGTGATAGTCCGCAGTTTATCAACTGTACGATTGGGTCTTTGGCCGATGCTCGCTCTGGTGCGGTAATCCGCCCCAATGTGCTATTCACCAAAGGCTTGGCAGGATCAGGAAAGGTAGCGCGTGACGTGCTTTTCCAAGGTTGCCGATTCTGGATTCAATGCACTAACTCCGCTAACCGGTTTGTTTATGGTGCTGCTGCAACCGATATCGAGCGTGTAGCAGAGTTTGATAGCTGCTCATTTATCTGTAATGGCGCGTCCACAGCAATTCCTGCTCAAAACGTAGCCTTTGGTGCCACCCTTACGGTCGGAGCAGTGCTGTTGAATCGTTGCACTTCTTTGCTGGCATCCACTGCAATGAGTACCACTACAGGCGTATTTGTTGACGGCGCAGTGCCTGCGGCTGCTACTACTGGTATTTCAGTACAGGCTTCCTAATGCTTACGGGGCTTCGGCCCCATTTTTTGAGGCCACTACATGACGATTAACAAGTATGACATTGACCTTCCTGATGTTGATGCAAACGGCATAGCGGAAGATCAGCAGCCTACCACCACAGTGCCTTTCGTACTGGATGGCGCTTTGTGTGACACTGGGACTGCCGGACAGTTTGATATTGGGGATTCTTATCCTGGGGATGTTGCAGGGGTAAGGCTCAGTTTTGAGTCGGCAGGCAACTGGTCTGGAGTCACTATTACCATTAGTGGTAGAGACGATACCGGCACTGATACCACCGAGGATTTAACAGGACCAAGCGGAAGCACGGTAGAAACCATCAAGTATTGGTCCCACATACCTGAAGGCGGTATTACTGTCAGCGGCACCGTTGCCACTGATATTGAGGTGGGGACTGTTGATGAAGTTGTCAGCACTACTACTCCTGTTAACTGGCAGTCATTGGAGCCATACACAGCAGCAGCTCTTGGGGTAACAGGCACCATCAATTTCGATTTTCAGCAGAGCTTTGATCCTATCAAGGATGCGCCGCCTTCCCTGTGGAACAGTTTTCAGGCGAGCAAAACAGCGGATATCGTTTCAGACGTTCAAAGGCATGCGGTGTCTGTAAGACTGAAAGTGAATAGTTATAGCAGCGGCGCAGAACTTCAATTCTATGTAGTGGGGCAATGATATGGCAAGAGTAAGACAAACCGAACAGCAAACCAAAGGCACTCAACTTCCCAGTAATTGGAAACCAAAGCCGGGGAAGAATACGCAAAAAGGCAAGTAGCGGTGTGTAACCATGGGTATCATCAAAAGAGATACATACAAGCGCGGCTCTTGGCTTGTTATAAGTGATCAGGACGGCCAAAAAAGACGCATCGAAGATTGCCGGATGCAGTGGGACGGGCTACTTGTTGGAATTGACGAATATGATCCAAAACATCCCCAACTTGAGTTAAGACCGCGCCCCGATAACCCCTCAAGAACCCCGGTTCGCAACATAGAGCCGGGAAACTTGGTTTACCCGGCATTTACGGATTCTGACATTGTATGACGAGTAAAATATATACTCGCACTGCTGGTGACATAATCGCGGAAGCGTTACGAATTTCGCGCATTATCCCGGCAGAACAGCCTATTCAGGCCATTGATTACCAGAATGGCCTCACGTCCCTGAATAATGTCAGTAAATATTGGCAAACACAGGGGCTTCATTTATGGCTGATGAAAAGGGTTATATTGCCTCTCAACACCAGCCAGAAAGTGTATTTGCTTGGGCCAGACGGGGATCCTTGTGGTTATGATGACGAAACCTACAGTACTACCCTTGGGGCGGCCGGCGTTGCGCTGGATACGGCGCTGACAGTTGCCTCAAGCACTGGCATGATAGCTGCGACTGATATCCTGACTTCTGATCCTACTGATTCAACTCAGGATTGGACTGTTGGGAATAGTGCAACCCTTTCCATTTCTTCTGGATTGCGCATTACCAACGGTGCCGCAAGCGCCGGGTATGCTACCTACGAATTAGAGTCCACTATTGGGCAGACTTACCGGGTGCGGGTTTCAAATACTCTCGGGACTTCTTCAGGGCTGACTGTTTCTGTGCTGAATGGCGCGACCGTAGA